ATGTATCCTTTTCCTGTCGCGGAAGAAAATGCAACTTGAGCATCTTGTAGTACTCTAAAATCCGCTGCTCGTTCTAAAAAACTAAAAGCGGCAGTAAGAGCAAAGATATTTGATGCAAGAACAGCATATGCAGGAACAAGAGTACCTGAGATACCTTGTGCCATTTTTGAAAAGTTTTTGGTTCCATTAGCAGACTGCTGAGATGCACCTTTCAGATTTCGATCAGCGGTACGAGCAGATTTACTGGTTTCTTCCAGTGCTAATCCGAGTTTTTTTGCATTTACGGCTACACGTTTTGTAGTACCTTTATCATCTACAACTACGTCAATATAAACCTTATTTTTTGCCATTAGCCACGCACGTTATGGGTATACTGTTTTCCACCCCCTGCAGACTTAGCTTTTCGCTCCTCTGCTTTACGTTTTTTCTCTGCTTCTTCTGCTTTGTGTGAAACTATAATATTTTCATATACTTTCATAAAAAATAAAGTTTCTTTTTTATTTTCAACTTCGTATAGTTCAAAAAGTTGATTACACTGAGACCAGTCTTTGCCTAAATATGTTCCCGACATTCCATCCCATCTATCAGATAAAAAGCTAAATATAAAAAATGCCACTTGAATCTCTTCTGGAAATTCAGAAGAATCGAGCGGCATTTTTGCTGGGTCTGGTTCTTGTCCTAGCTGCTCGCACATACGCAGATATTTATCTACGTCTATTTGCGAGCTTTCTCTTACGTAGCGTTCAAGTAGTTTTTTTAATTCGACTACTTGTTGCTGGTAAAATTTTCAAGATCACCTACTGTTTCAGTAACCCAAGTATCAAAATCGTTTGCGTTCTTCATAAGAAGTTCTGCATTTTCTTGGGTAAAAGGCAGTTGATCATCAGGATCAAGTTCAGAAATATCAACCAAAAGAAGCTCTTCTAGGTATCGAAATTTAAGTCCTTTCCATCCTTTAATAACTGCATCACAATATTCTGTAAGAAACTTTTCTTCATCAAGCTCTTCTTCGGGCTGACGAGTCTTTCTATTAAATTTTGTAGTAACACACTTTTTTCTTAACTTAATTAATTCCTCTCTTGCTAGATAACACAAATCTACTGACATTCCTTTGTATCCAGGAAAGTCGATTGTTACCGTTTTACTCGGAGTCATAAGACTCGCGAGAGAGATAGGCTCTTTTTTATCCGTCATAGTTGTTCCTTAAAGGGTTATTGTTGATTTATACCACATATTATATCGAAGGACAGGAAAAAAGTCAAGAAATATTTTTAACACCTGGAAAGAAAAAACCCGCCGAAGCGGGTTTAGTCAGTGTAATATTATTATTATACTCCAAATATTTCGAGATTAAACTCATCAACTGTATCAAAGTTTTCGGTGTATGCACCAAAGTTTGTTTCAAGAGAGATAACATCTTCAATACTGTGCGAAGGTACGTCAATGTGTACTTGAGGAAAGTTAAGATGAATTCGTGGTTCACCTGCAACAACTCCTCCGACCTTAAAGGTAACATTAAAATCGTTTACAACTTTTGTCAAACCTTTAGTTGGAGCAACGAGATCTGCAAAGAAATCAGAAGAAGATCCAGTATTACCATTAACTGTAGAATCATTGTCGAATACAAGATAACAAGTAAAGTTTCCTCCAACTGCTCGCGAACCCGTTACACCTTCGATTGGCTTGTTAATAGTACCCAGTTCTTCCGGCACAAGATAAGTAACATTATTTGAAATTGTTACGTTTCCACCTGTAAGCGTAAAGCTATAAATACCTGTATCTACAACTCCGGAATTAGCAGTGTAAGTACCTGTACCCGCTAGCGCAGCGCCAGTTGCAGTTGCCGAAGCTGTAAAGCTTGTAGTGCTCGGCACGCTCACAACAAAAAGCGTAGTATTCCAGCTACTTGCATTTGTAAGTCCTGCTACGCCTGAGATTTTAATTTTATCTCCAACTTTTAGACCGTGAGCAGCTGCGGTAGTTGCAACTCCCGTTCCCGCAGTCGTAATAGTACTTATTTTTATTCGCTTTCCTTCCATTACATCTGGATTTTGACCGCGAACTTCAAGCTGAGTCAAACGGTTACGAATAAAGTTGGTTGTAGACGTTACGCCTGTATTATAAGCAGTTCTCCAGTTAGCAGCAGCATTAATAGTACCACCACTAGCGTATGCGTCATTTGCAGAAGTGTCCGCCTCTACCGTAAATACCGTTGTACTTGTAACTGCTTTAACGGTATGAGTTGCATTAATAGTTGTTTCAAGAGCGTCATCTCCTGTACCGTCTCCAACAACTCCAGCAATAACTACACTGTCACCTACGGACAACCCATGAGGAGTTGCGGTAGTAATTGAAGCATCTGCAGCATTACTTACACCCGTAATATTAATGGAACCGGCATCTACATCCAAGTTCATTACAAAGTCATTGCCAGAGTCTAGCCATACATCGTAAGTTGATAATAATGGAGCCGTTGCGCCAGCATTTACTTTCCCTTCTGATTGTAGATCATTTACTTCCTTTGCAAAACCTGACCAGTTTGCTGTTGCAATACCATCAATATCAAAATCAATTGAGCACTCATTTACAATTGCATTAGAAAGCTTATACACCATTGGATTAGTAGTATCTGTCTCAAACACAAAATAAAGAGTTAACTTTGGAAGAGTTGAACGATTTGACTCGTCAAAAGAGAGAAGACCTCCAGTACCCCCAGAAGGCAAACTACCGCCAGTTACATCAAGAACAGTACCATTAGATGTAACTTTATCTGTACTATTTCTAGAAAAATCGCCAAACTCAGAGCCTCCTGTACCTGCATGAATATCTGCACCTGCCATGGCTGCCCATAACACTTCGTCTACTAAGTGATGCTCGGAAGTATTTTTCTTTGTAGGTCTAATATAAGTGCTAAAAGACCATTCGGCAGGAGCCAAAGAGTCTGTAAACAGACGTCGACCGCGTCGGCTAATACCTGCAGTACTTTCCATTTCGGTCAAACCAATCTCGGTTTGATTTGTGCTCTGCGAAAAACTGAAGCCATCAAGTACAGGAACTTCCCAAAGACCTTGGAATTCGCCCGCATTACTTGTTAGTTCGACATACAGTTTCGCGTCGCGACTAAAATAAAGTTTATCTGCCATAGATTATCTCCTATGTCTTGAAAAGGCATGGACGTGAACTTTTGTTCGTGCCAGCATTTTCTAGTATCGAACCTCTATTAGAATTTCTCCAACCCCTAAAGGTTCTAACACACCTTCATCAGTATCAATACTAATGACTGTGATTTGTTGAGTGTACTGCTCCAGACCCATTCTGTCGTAGTACACGAATCTACTATTCTCTTCTAAAACAGTTTCAACGTCTTCAAGTAATTCGTCAAGAGCATCTACTGCATCTTCTTGATTTACATAACATCGAATTGTAATATTTAAAAATCTATCTTTGTATTGTCCGCCTTGGTACTCTCTGGTTTCTGATCCCGCATTTAAATGTACTGCAGGAAACTCTTCAACCTCATCCCAAAATTTTAGTCTTGGACTAACTTCTGCGATTGCCGTATGATAAATTCCTCTACCATCAATTGTTGCTATTTTATCTGCTAATCCTTTAGTAATAGCAGCTCGGCGGCTTGTATACTGTCTATGTGCTGCTTTTTCCGCCACTATACTCTCCTAGTATAAAATCTTCCTAATGCTAACTGCGCTGCTATTTCTCGTATTGATAGATCAATAACTTTTCGAGGATCTCTTTCGGGGGTTGCCCACCCAGATCTTCCCCTGCCCATTTCAAAAACTTGATAAGGGTCTTTCTGATATGTGTAACCAAAACTAGGAAAACCTTTCTGAGTACTTGAAACATCTGTAAGCCTAACGCTATTTGCAAATCTTCCCGTTCTATTTTCAAGCCCAGGTGTTTTCATATTTTCTTTAACTGTTTGCGGTAATTTTTGATTAATCATTGCCATTACCGAAAACATTGATCTAGCTTCTTTCGCTTTGCCGGAGGGTTTAGAAGAAGGTGCTGTTGCTAAAGCTCCTCTGACTGCAGTTTTTCCAACAATGCTGCCTTTACCTTTTCGCTGTTTTTCTTCTACTTTGGTTTTACTTTTAGGTTTTACTTTTTTGGTTTGTATATTCGTTCTTATATTTTTACTTTTTAAAGGCTTTAAAACACTATCGTGAATAATTGTACTTTCAATTTTTTCTAAAAGAGTACTAGATCCTTCTAAATTTTCGTAGTCTATACCCCTAAAAGTCATTTCAAAAGCTGATAAAAATGCTTCTTGGAGCTGTTTTTCTTCGGTTGAGCCTCTTTTAATATTTATTTTAGCTAATACAGGAGTTAATAGCATTGAAATTCCTGCTGTTAAATTTCCTCCAGAAGAAATAATTTGTTCCGCAGATATAACAAGTTTCATAATATCTGCACGAACTTTTCCTCTTTCACCTTTAGTTAAGTCATTTAAGGATGTAGCTAAAACATATTCTAAATTTGCTGAAAAAACATTTTTAAAGTTTTTTGGAATTTTTTTAGACTTACTTTTTTCTTTTACTGAAAAAGCTCCAAAAACTGCTCCTACTAAGCCTGAAGGATTTCCATCTGCTCCATGATCTAAATGAGTAGTTGCCCCATACTTATCTCTATCATAGCTTTCAACATTTTCTAAAGTTTCTATGTACTTTTCATTAAATTTGTGGGTTTTTTCTTTAATTTGATCAAAAGTAATCCCCATATAAAAAATACTTCTACCAAAAATTAACTTATTATTTTTCACCAACTGCATAAAGAGTTTGGTTTGAGTATTTTTTTCATTCGGAAAAGGTTTAGAGCTAATTTTAATAAATTTTTTATACTCTCTTCTGTAATTTACTCCCTCTTCCTTACTTAATTTTCTGCCAATTCCTGCTTCAAAACCTTTTTGTACTGCTTGTGTTTCTTTATTTTTTAAAACTATACATTGGCTGACTTCTGCAGATTGTAAAAGAATTCGTGCTGCTTCTCCTACGGTTTTTTCACTTTTTCTAGAAAAGTTTTTAATAAGTTCTTTTGAAACTCTTTTTCTAAATGCAGAGGTACTCACTAAAAATTCTTATATAAATCAAGTACGCGTTTAATATGGTCAGGAAATGCCACATTATTACGCTGACTTGTGCTTGCTTGATTCTGAATACTAGCGCCAGCAATAGACCGTCGCTCTTTGTGCTCATCTTTCAAGTAGTATGTAATCAAATCAAATACTGCAAGTCTCAAATCTGCAGGAACACTTGCATATCCTGCAGTATAAGTTACACGAACTGCACCTGGGCCACGAGCCCAGTGCTTATAGTTACCCCCAGTAGTACGAATAATGCTGTCAGTCACACTATCTAAATAATACTCATAATCTGTAGTAGTAAGAGTTTCATAGTTTGCACTATAAGAATTTCTTTCCTCTACTGATACGATTGTATTTATAGGGCTTTCAGTAAGTTGCACAATATGCGTAGCCCAGTCTACATTAATAGTATCTACTTTATTTGTACTATAGTAGTCTACGAAACTATTTCCACAATAAGTTTTTACTAATTGACTCACAGATGGAATAATTTTATTCAGCTGCTCATCATTCTTAGGGGTATTAATCCCTTCGGCAGCTTTATATTCTACAAGAGTAACTAAATCAGTCATAAGTCAATTAATAAAAACTTGGGGAGGCGAACCTCCCCAGTTTGCAAAGTGTATTAGGCGGTAAATACAACCTTAACACAAGAACGATTGTTAGCAGCGTCTGCGAACAGCTCTGCGAAACCAAGTGACTGAGTAGCCACAATTACACGTCGCTGACGTGCAACTTCGTAATCCTGCTCAACGGTTACACCGCGGAGTCGAGGAATTGCATAGTTGCGATATGCAACTGCATAAGCAGCAGTGTTACCTGCGCTTTCTGCTTCGAAGTTATCAGAGATGATTACGGGCGAGCCGTAAACAGAACCGATTTGACCAACCAACTTGGTAGCCACATCAGAGCCAACATCAGTGATATCAGCAAAGCCTGGATCCGCAATCAGATCGTAGTATCGCTTCTGAGAAACGACAAATGCTACGTCTGAAGGATCAATGCCATACTTACCCATGTCCTTGCGAGCATCGAGAAGCAGAGCTGCAGTCAGAGTAGCAGAGTTACCAGTAGCAACAGAGGCACCGTCCAGGTCAACAGCACCGCCAGAAGAGGCAGTAGCGAAACCTTCGAGACCAGTGATAGCAGGGCTAGAAGCATTGCCGTTCAGAACCATGTTATCTACAGCTTTGGCGTGTGCACGAGCTACGCCTTCAGTCAGCATGGGCATAAGGTTAACAAGAACCTCTTCATCAATATGATTGTCCATGAAAGTGGTTGAAATCATACGATGAGCTTGCAAAATGGTTTGGTTAGCTTCGAAAGTACCAGCAGTACCACCAGCTTCAGCAAGACCAGTTGTTGAACCGGTACCTACTGCATTCTCACCAGTTGTTGCAAAAATAGCTGCATCAACATCATTTTGCAGAGGCAGAACCATAGATTGAGAGTTCATTTGAATCTCACGGAAAATCTGAGCCAGTCGATACTGGAGCATTACTTCCTTCTCAATTTGAGTTGCTACTTCTGTGTCGATATTACCAGCATTGGTAGTATACTCAATACCGGCTTTCTCAAGGATGCCTTGACCATATCGAGTGTTCCAGCCTTTCTGAGTGTAAACACCCAGCATATGGCCGTACATCAACTCCTTACCCATTGCAGAAAGGTCGCCTGACTTAGCACGATCAGAGAATACGCGCTTAGACTCACGAATCTTCGTAAGCTCTTCACTCTTCTCTTCCAGGTCCTTCTTGTACTGAAGAATTACTTCCTCAGTTTTAGCATCCTTTTCAGCCAACTTAGCTTCGATGTCTGCCATCAGGCGATCAGCACCTGACTCAACACCTACACGAATAGCTGTCTTAACTTCTTCTTCTTGCTGAGCTTTAGCTTCGGCTTCTACCTGAGCTTTCTCAGCAGCTTCTTGGGCGGCCTTTTCTTCGGCAGCCTTTGACTCAGCTTGCTTCATTGCGATCTTAGCAGCAGTCTCCTCTGCTACTTTCTTCGCAAAAGCTTCCAAGTCGATTTCGGGAGTTTTTACTTCTTCCGACATTTTGATCTCCTCTCTCGCGGATTTTTCCGCTTCGTCCGGTGTGTCACTAGCTAACGATGATTTTTCGTCCTTAGCCAGAGACTGACCGGCTAGATCTACACGATTGGTGAAAGTTTTCTTGAACTCATTATACTCTTCCATAGAGTCAAATGACTTCGCCAGAGAAAAAGTTGCTGCTTGATTGCAAGGTACCGATACAACCGATACTTCAAACAACTCAGCATCCTTAATCTTTAAACCGTCAGTTTCCG